GGAGGATGCCACCCGTTTGTACCTTCCTCTACGAGTTTGTAAAACTTTTGCTCTTCCATGATCAAGTTAAAAACGATAGTACAACTTTGGACTGTGGTTCACCTGCAAGTGGATACGAAACGGCATTCATAATTTTACTACGAAGATCGGAATAATGCTCGGTGTTAAAATCACCATCTTCGCCAACGATAAGATCGTAACATTCTTCGTTATCCTCAGCGATGACAAACCAGACACCGCCAGATTCGGACTGAGGATATGGAACGAAGTGTTCGATGATATAGGAGTGCTTCATCGGTACCAATAAACTACTCAATCATCTTAATGGACTCTTAGACATTTGTCAAGTCTCTTCATAGTTACCGTTGTCGAACATGAGTTTAGTAACTTGGATATCTGCTATTGTATCCAACAACTCATATACGTTTCTTTCGAGTTCATCAAGGGGTTCATCCATATCATTAATAATGGACCTTTTGATGACTTCAAATGCGTATTGTGTTTCTATCTTCATTCTTCTCTAAGTTTTTCTACCAGATATTCTGCAAAACTTTCCATTTTATCTGGATGGATTTGTTGAATTCCTGCTTCATCTACAGCGTTTTCAATGCTGTAGATTTGATTATCTGTAAGTTTTATTCCGTCTTTTGGTAATGTCATAGAAAAACGAGCGATTCTTCGTATTCCAATTTATATATATGGGAAGTTAAGATCTTCCATAGTCATCTTCGATACGTACAATGTCTACTTCTGTACAGTCACCTCTTTGAACCTCTATAAAAGTTAGTCCATCAGAATATGCCTCAAGGCGATGAATTACTTCTTTTTGAATAGTATAAGAATCCCCAGGTCCAACAGTGTATATCTGTGTACCTAAGATTAATTTACCATATCCTTTTACAACATACCAACACTCTTCTCTGTTGAAATGTTTTTGTAATGAGAATTTAGAAAATGGTTTAATGTAGATTTCTTTTACGACTAAATTTGGGGTTCTCTTAAGATCTTTATACCATCCCCAAGGTTTGTCTACTATCACATTATCAATGCCATCTGAGAGTATTTAGATAATTGATGACATCTTGCCTAATGTCCATGAGTTCATGGTAGCATCTTTGATTATGAGCGCACGCTCTTAAATCGGGATCTGGTTTGATGACAGATTCCATGAAAATATCAAGACCCCGGTTCCACTTTTCTTGTTTATTTTCTGCATCGACGATGCTATTCTGATCATGCATTAGATAACTCCTCGTTTAGATCTTCATACATTATTCACCAGTTGCGTAATGAATATGCAATTTATGTATTTCCTTTTGAACCTGGCACATTTCATCTTGAAGACGAGTGATCTTATCATCATGTGATTTCAACCAGTCATCGTTAAAGTTTTTTTCATAATCTGGTGGTGGAACATATCTATCTTCTACCCATTCTGGTGGGGAATCAGTTTTCCAAGGATAGAGGTTATATTCCAACTCAGAAACTATACCCCATAACCAGATACGGACAGAACGAATCACAATTTACCATCCACAAAAGCACTACCAACAATCCTAGTATACAAATCAAGAGTTCCTTCCTGCTCACACTTAAGATGCCAACGTGTCATAACAGTGACACCATCTTTAGTAGCACCAGTCATCATCTGACGACCTTGTTTTGTCATGGTAGAATACAATCCATACCTAGTTTCCCAGACGTAGAAGCACTCATCAATAAGTTCTGCGCCGTCAGGGATGATTACTTGATCAGTTGCTGTCTGAATCATTTGAATCCTCTTTCTTTTTGTTAAAACCAAAAGGCCCTTCTTTATCATCCAGTGCAAACTTCATTGCAATACCACCAACTGCTTCCATAACTTTAAGGATGTCTTCTGATTTTGCATTCTCTCCAAGTTCTTTAGCGACATACCAATACTTTGGCCAAAATGTCTCACCTGCTTTTTGATAATCTTCAAGTGTTAATAGTCTCATTTACCTACTCCATAATCGCGGCCTTTTTTGGCGTTTTCAATTTCAAGTTTACGAATATCACGGTGCAGTCTTTCTACTGCTTTACGGACTTCATCAGTTTCTTCCCACTCAAAAGTGTCCCCAGATTTATTTGTATGTTGTTTTTTGGTCATACTCGATGATGAATTACGGTATTCCTCCTGTATTGTAACACAATCTCAGCAATATAGTCAATCATTTCGTCGGTAATGACAGGGGAACATCCGACAAAAAATACGTTATCTAATACTTTACAAGCATTTGGATAATTCTTAGCGTCGTCAATATGACGATAAGCAGGATGCATAAGGATATTTCCAGCAAAGTAATTCCTTGTCTGAATACCATTATCCTCAAGATGCTTTACAAGAGAATGCTTACCATCTTCATATACAATAGGAACGCCAAACCAAGAGGTTTCAGCATCTTCACGTTCATCAATCACTCTTACTCCAGGAATATCTGAAAATATTTCATGAAGTCTCTGTTTGTTATGACGACGTTTCTGATGAATTTCATCTTGTTTTTCAAGTTGAACAAGACCAATTGAACCCTGAAGATCCGCTGGTTTTAGGTTATACCCTTGAACACCAAAAACATATTTATGATCTACATCACGATCATAACCTTCCAACCAACGATCAAATCGATTACCACAAACACCATTAGCAAGTTTATTCTGTGCTCCCACACAGAAACATCCACGACCCCACCAGGCAAATGAACGTGCAATCTGTACAACCTCTTCAATATTAGATGATACCATACCACCCTCAATAGTAGAGATATGATGTGCTGGGTAGAATGAACAAGATGCTGCTACTGCCCTCTTTGTTAGAAATTCTCCTTTCCACCTACTACCGAGAGAATCGCAGTTGTCAGCAATATAATGAATGTTATATCGGTCAAGAAGACTAAAAAATTCATCGAAATCATATGGATTACCTAATACGGGTGAAGAAAATACTGCCTTAGTTCTTGTAGTGATTTTTGATTTAATCTGATTCAAATCCCAGTTCAAATCGGTATAATCAATATCTACAAAAACTGGTTTCAAACCATTCTGAATGATGGGATTGATTGTTGTGGGAAATCCACAAGCACAAACAATAATTTCATCTCCATCTTGCCAACCAAAATATTTCTTCAGAGCAGCAACCATTACGAGGTTAGCAGAAGATCCAGAGTTGACCATGACCGAGTAATCAAACTCAAACCTTTTTGAAAATGCTCTCTCAAATTTATTCACCTCTTCTCCTGCTGGTAACCACTTACCTGAGAGTAGGGTTGTGATGGCCGCGGCAACTTCTTTATCATCCCAGTATGGACCAGAATAGTAAATTGGTTTACCGGATTCCCAATCTTTATTTGCAAGATATGGAAAAAGATCTTCGCCGTCATCACGAAGACCACTGATAAAATCGGATACTTTAGTGTTCAAAGACATAATTTTTTCACAATTTCAAAGGTACTCAATCGTGGTTTCCATCCCAGTTTACTTAGTTTACTAGTGTCCATCCAGAAGTGTTTTGTTTGGACTTGATCGTGGAATTTTGGTGGATCAATGTTAGTTATATGAGATTTAGATTGTAGTCTCTCAAAGGCATTATACACGATTTCTGTGCAGGTTGTTCCCTGTCCTGAACCAATATTGTAACACTCATTGAGTTCACCTCTATTAGTAACCACCCAAATTGCCTCACATACATCATCAACATGGAGGAAGTCTCTCTTATGAGAACCATTGTCGTATAGACTGATCGGTTTATCTTCTTTAAGTTGTTGAATCATCCAAGAAACTGCATTCTTTCGCTTCGATGCTCTTGGATCATCCCCCAAGACATTACACAATCTAAGAATCCTATACTTAACTCCAAAGGTTCCACAAAATGACTTAATCAGATCTTCGGCACACTTCTTAGTAATAGAATAGAATCCAGTTGGATTACATGGAGACTCTTCAGTCGCTGGCATATCTGATGTTTTACCATAAACAAACCAAGAACTAATAAAGTTAAAGGTAATATCTTCAGATTTACAGTGTTCAAGAACTTGACACAGATACTTTAAATTCAGATCCACATCATCACAGAAATGTCCATCATCATGAATATTATAATTATGTGTCGTAGATACAAAGTAAAGGATATCTTTAGTTTTAGGTTTAAACTCACCCCGTTCTTGGAGTACAACCCCAGGACCATACATGTTAACAAACTTGGACCCTATCCACCCAGTTTTTCCACCATACACACTCAACATTGTTTCAAATACCAATCAACAGTTTCTTCAAGTCCAGTTTTAAACTCTATGTTTGGTCTCCAACCAGTAAGTTTCTCCAGTTTAGCAAAACTCATACCATAACGCAAGTCCTGCCCTGGACGACCCTCAGAGACCCCTACAAGGTCATGTGACTTGCCCATAATATCTAATATCATCTTAGTTACATTCATATTAGATAATTCACAGTCACCACCAATATTGAAATTATCATTTAAAATGCCATGCTCTTCCAGAGTCCATACGGCACTAACATGATCCCATACATGTAACCAATCACGGATCTGATGTCCACCACCATACATGTAAGTTACCTCATCCTTCAGTGCCCTATAGATCACTTTAGGAATCAGTTTCTCAATATGTTGATGCTTACCATAATTATTACTGCAATTAGTAATAATATATGGAAGACCGTAGGTATTGTGCCATGTCTTCACATAATGGTCTGCTGCTGCCTTACTCGCGCTGTAAGGGTTCCTAGGGTCATATGGAGTCTCTTCAGTGAATATATTATCATCATTCAATCCAAGACTTCCGTATACTTCATCTGTAGAAATGTGATGAAACTTCTCAATATCAATTGATAGACTTGCATTCAGTAGATTGATTGTTCCAACTACATTAGATTCAAGAAATGGTCTATAGTTCTTAATGGAGTTGTCTACATGACTCTCAGCAGCAAAATGGAATACTTTCTTTGGTTTATATTTTTTGAATATGTGATCTACATGGTTCTCATTTGTAATGTCACACCAGACAAATTCAAATTGTGATGTTGCTGGTAAAAATCCAATATCTGAAGCATATGTTAAATTATCAAGAACAATGATCTTTTGATCTGTTACTCCCTTTAGATAATGTAAAAAGTTGCTACCAATGAACCCAGCACCACCTGTGACAATAATATCAGACATATATTATACTGTAATTTTCCAGTGTTCGTTCCCATCTTTCTGACAGTGGAACATGTATTTCTTATTTAATGAGCGTAGAAGATAGTGCTTCTTCGTCTCTTCTATAACTTTGCACATATGAAACTTATCCATCATTTCATCAAACCTATCCTTTGCAGTCCAGGACAAGGGAGTTACATAAACAATGTTCTTCATTTTCCTCCATTAAAATAGTATGCAGTGTCCTCCATATGCCGTCTAATAAGACAAGCACATAACATATTAAAGTAATCCATATTCGCATCAATCTGCTCATCACTCGACTCAAAATTATTAGTGATAGCAGCAACCATCATTTGGTCTGGGATATCAGAAAAGAGTAGAGTAAGTGCAGCAAGGATATAACATCCACTGTGATGTCCTGGAGACATATCAGGCATCTTCATGATCTCTTCAAAAGTGTCATGTTCAAGTTCCGTATACTGATCATCATTCTCAGAATAGAATTGAGCGGCAGCAAGACCGCAAATGAAAACGCAATCTTTTAGGAAAAAGTCCTGAGTAGGGGTATCAAGTTTAGCAATTTCAGTTTTAGATGGAACGTTTCCACCACGTAGAGTATCAAGAATTTCATTTGGAATGTCTTCAAATACATGATCTTCATGAAGACACTTTTTCAGGTCATACCTATGCAATAGAACTTTTAAGAACTTGTGAGTAAACTCTGTAGATTCTTCATTTTCCTTTTTTACTTCCCCAATCCGTTCGTTGAGTGCACTTAAACTAAATTCATCACTCATAATTGATCAACTAGAAACTGCCTTTCATAATCTAATAGTTCTTCAGGAACCTCCAATTTGTATCCATCCACTGGAACTGAATTTGCCCACCTATTAGTACCATCTGGACGTTTGTATAGTTTGATTCCAAGATGTGTATACTTCTTATCGGTGGGAACATTGACAGTATAGTTCAAACCATCATTCTCTGTCAATGCCGCAAGGTTATCATTCTCTTGCTGTGTGACTACAATTGTTTGAGTTGCCAACCAGAATAGATCCTTGAATTTATCGTAATCCTGTAAATACAGATTGCTATTGTCCATGA